ATGATCTTCATCCTGTTTGTTACAGGTTGCCGGCTCGCTGAAATTGCGGGCATGCAGCGCGGGGATATCGATCTTGAAGCCGGCTATATCAAGGTCCGCGGGAAGGGGAAACGCAATCGGCTCGTTGCCCCCGGCGCGATCGCAATGGGAGCCCTCGATCAATACCTCGAAGATCGCGACGGTCCTGTATGGCTGAATAATCGCGGCGGACAACTAACGAGGATGGGCTTCTACTACGTCATTTACAGACTGGGAAAGCGCGCGTCCGTCCATGCCTTCCCGCATCGATTCCGGACCACCTTCGCGCATCTTTTCGATGAGCGAGCGAAGGATCCGCATTCACTCCAGCTCCTGATGGGCCATGCCCGGCTCGCTACAACATTGCATTACCTCGAATGGGGAGCTGCGGACCGCGCGCTAGAGAAGCAGCGCGGGATCGAACTGCTTGAGGAATACGCCGGCTAGCTGCTAGACTCTGCCACAAATCATCACACGCCGGCGAATTCCGAAAGGCGGCGAAACGATGGCAGCAACGGACGCATTAGACCAAGAGATCGCGCGTTATATGAAGGCCGGCTTCATTGTCGCCTACCGTGGCGACGGGATCGCCCAGCTGACGAAGAAGAAGCAATTCAGTTTGGTCTGGTTTTTCATCGGCTTCGGCATCCTCTACTTACCGTACTACGTCGCCAAGCGTGACAAGTCGGTAACGCTCGAGATGGGCGATGATGGCAAGATCCGCCGCAAAGGCGATCGCGCGGAGCAGGCATGGCTGCTCGAGCAGCTCCGGCGGAACCGCTAGCGCTCCGCGTACTGCTCCAACTGCTCGCGCGTCAGCTCCCTAAGCGGATAGCCGGCGGCCGCCAGCGCCAAGCGTTCCTCTTTGGTCCCGATCTTTTCTCGCTCCAAGCCGTTCGGGCCAACGTAGAGGCGGAAGCTCTCGAAGTCCCGGCCGGTCTTGGCTTTGTCGTGGCCTACGCCTATGAATGTCATGCTGTCATCCTCCATAATTGACTCGTATGCTTGCTTCGCGATGCGCCGAACGTCCGGGATCCAGCTCGCGTGAGTGTTGCCGGGGCATGAGGTTCCCCACGCCGCCCGGACAGCCGGCGGATTCTTTGCCGCCCAAACGCGATGCCCGTCGATCGGGAGCTGGGCGCCACGCCACAGCCAGGACCACGCGGCCGCCTGGCCGTAGGCGACGATCAGCATCCCGCCAGGCCGCCGGCGCGTAAAGTCGCCAGCGCCCACGATGCCGATACTGGGCGTGTTCCGATTAGCGACGTGAGCGCGGATTGTGGCGAGATCGCCCACGAGGTAGATCCGGCCGCTCTTCGGGAAGACGTAGAGGTGATATCCCATGGCCGGCCAATTCCAGCCGTCGCCGCGATTGTCCTGCGAGGTTGGCCAATACTTCGTGTGCCAGTTATACGACGCCTGCATTCGCGCGCGCTCTTCATCAACCGTTGAGCCGTCGAAGTCGAGATCGAGACCGGAGAAAGCAACCGCGTCATGATGGATCGCGATCTCTGCGACGTCCGCCGGCGCGCGCGGACGGAAGACAACCGCGCCGCTGTTGCCCTTGTCCGGGAACCATTGCCGAGCATCCCAAACAACGATGCCGCCCAGCTCGAGCTTCGGCAGATTAGGGCTATCGCTCATGACGACCCCGCCAGCGGACCCGCCGGCGGCGTTGTGACCGTAGTATTCAGCACCGGCGGATCAGGCGGATCCCGGCTGGAGAGCCTTGAGGCGAGCGCTGCAGCGCCGATCAGGGTTGCCGTTCCGTTTACTAGGACGCCAACGGCAAGCGCCGTATAGTCCGCCTCCGGGTTTCTCATGGCGCCATAGATCGCGAGGAAGATCACCGCGGCGATCACTAGGAACGCGATCAAGGCGAAGAGACTGAGCCTCGCGAGCGTCCGTCTCCAACTCTCTTCTCTCTGCATCCTGTCTAACCTCCTGCTAGAGCCTGTCCGATTGCCTCCCGGACACCCGGAAGCGCCAATACTGCGAGCAGCGCCATTGCCGCGGCCGTGACCGTCGAGCCGGCGGCGATAACGCGCAGCTGCCATTTCTCAAGCCGCCCGATCCGCCCGTTCTGCTCTGTGAGCAACACGTTCTGATCCCGCGTATGCCGGCGCGCGTGGCGCATTTCAACCGCCATGACGATCAGGAGATCGTGATCGCCTAGACGCTCGAGCTCCGCCGGTCGGAGCGGATCGAGATCCTCGAGCTCATCACCAGGCAACGTCATTCTCTCAACCTCCGCGAGACTTCCCGCCGCGCGAGGCGGAGCGCCCGGACGTGACCGCCCTCCGGCCGTATCGCGAGCAACGGATCGATCTTGTTCGTGCTGGTGAAGAGTTGGGCGCCGGCGATGCCGGACCGAGGCGGGCGTTCCTCCGCAGGGAGGTTCACCATGATGTATGGGTTGAGCGCGTCCCCTACTGACACACCCGTCCACCACTCGCCCCGGTCGTCGCCGACGTCGCGCTCGTCGTGGCACATGATGAAGATCGAGAGGATGCCCGAGCGATTGTCTACGGCATCCTCAACGAGTGTCTCCAGGCCCGCGTCTGTGATCTCGTGGGCTCCGGTCGCCGATGCGGCGTCGTAGCGGAAGGCGTCTACAAAGTCGCCGCCGCCCCCGCTGGACGTCCAGGCGTTCGGCGTTCCGTGATCGTATTCAACCCAGTCGGTCCGGGCGGCCCCAGTGCGATGCACGTCGTTGGGGCGGGTACACCGCGCGATCTGCATCAAGTCGCCGCCGCCGTCTATGACGTTTTCGATGTTTCGATGCAACACCGCACCCGAGTAGTCCAGACCCGAGAGAGCGCTCACGTCAAAGTTTAAGATGGCGCGCTCAATGCTCGTCTTTGATCCTCCTGAGAAGAGCAGCCTAGCGAGGTTAGGCTCAGCCGTGAGATGCTCGAAGACGTGACCGGGCGGGCCGATGATGTGCAGCGAGTCCGCCAGATCCATATCGAACCTCACAGTACGCGCCTCAGTTGGGCTTCAGCGTCAGCCAGATCGACTTCGATTCGCCAGGCCGCCGGTCCGTTATCGCCCTCTCCGATCACCGTCGCAGCGACCTTGAACGTGCGCTCGATCAGCCGCATCACCGCCTTGGTATCAACGGTAAACTCGCCGCGCGTATGCCCCGCCGCCCTTGTCCGCTCTACGACGCCCAACGCCAACCGCCACCAGCCCCGGCCTTGGGCGAGCCTTGGCAGGACTGCGCCCATGCCGGCGATCGTGTTGTGAGTCGTGTAGGTCGCGAACCCGCCGTCTTCGTCGGTTATGACGTTGAGCTTTTCCAGCCGGGCATCATCAACAGCAAGAGCCAACCGGGCGGCGGCGCGTTCTCCTGGCTGAATGTTGCGGACGGCCATCAGCCGCGGACCGCCTTCCGCGCATCCTTGCGGAGCTGCTTCAGAAAGCGGAGCAGCTGGCCTTGCTCCGGCTTCAGCAATGCAATCGGATCAGCCAACGTGAGCCTCCTCGAGCACTTCGGCAACGCAATCGATGGCGGCCGTCTGAATGTCGAATGAGTAGCCTAGAAGCCGGACGTCTCTGACATACTGCTTCCCGAGCGCGAGATCCTCATAGTGGGCCGTGTAGAGACTTCCAAGCTCGAGCTTCGATGCGTCGATTGCCTCGAGCCCGTCAGCGTTCTCCGCCTCATAGAGCGTGAAACTGAGCGCGTGTTTCACGTTATCGGTCGAATGGTGCTGACGCCGCGCGTTGGCGGCCAACGCCTCTTGATTCGTGACCGATGAATCGATGTTCAGGCCCGTTCCCATCAGCGCCGGAGACGCCGGCGGCTCCGCGCTGCCAACGGCAGACGGTAGGGTTCCGAGCTCTTCGCGGCCGGCGGCGTTGGCTTGCGCGGCCGGCCGGCTGCCGAAGATTCCAGAGCCGCCAACGGCAACGGCCGTCTTCAGATAGGCGGAAGCGCGGCGATGAAGTTTCGCACCTGTGAAATGCTTTCCGTCTTCAAACGTCAGCTCGCTCCGAAGGTCCCGGCCCAAGCGCCGGCGGGAGATCAGCCGATGACGGAGCCCAACGCCGAAAAGCTCCGAGTCGATCAGCCATTCCCAATCTGAGAATTCACTCATGGTCCTCATGAAATCGTCTAGCTGATGAGCCGCCGGCGTAAAGGCGATCCGCGGTCCGTGTGTCGTTGGCAGCTCGACTAGAAGCGGCGGCTCCGCGCGCTGAATGGCTTCGCCCAACACGCGCCGGAGCATCTCTCCAAGGCTTGCATCTTGCTCCGGCCATCCCTTTGACGTGATCCCGGTTGCGAAGAGCGAGCCGAAGATATCCAATACCGTGAGCGCGGACGTCCCGCCGGCGAGCGAATCGATAGCGTCCGCGATGAAGCCAACGTAAAGATGCGCGCGGTCCTGTCTCTCAATGGACAGCATGGCGCCTTCTTTGAAGAGCTCGCCGTTGTTCGGATCCGCGCGCGAAACGTCGAACTGAATTGGCGCCGTCTCACCGATGGCGAAGCCATAGCGGAGCCCGGAAACTTGAGCCTCTCCCAACACGCGATGAGGCGGAAACGGGTCCCGCAATTTGACCGCCGGTGGCATGATCGCGGTCATCGTTTAGACCGCCTTCCGGCCGCGCTGCTTGACCGTGAAATCTGTATTGTTGAGGCTTCCGCCTTCGAGGTAGTCAATCGTATTGGCGCCGGCCGCGAGCGCGAACCAACGCGCGATATTGGACGCCCGGACGCCATGCGAGGCGTCAAAGATCCAACCGTCCGGGTCCGTTTGCTTGACCGTCTTTTCTTTGCAATCTATCTCGAGCGAATCGCCAACGTCTCCCATGATGCCGAGCGTCAGCGTCTCGCCGGTTGCCGTGTTCGTGAGCAGCGTCAGAAATTCGTATGAGTTTCCGTAATGGCTCGCTTTCGTCTGAACAAGCGGAGCCTTCGCGGGATCGAGCGTGATATCAACATCATCGATCTCGCCGGCCGGATCGAAAGAGCTATTAGCGCGAAGGATGATGCGATCAGAGATCTTGCGGATCGGTCCTTTGCCCGTATGGATGAGCGTCAGAAATGGAATGTTGCCGCCGCCGCCGGGGAGAGACGTTGTGTCAACGATGCCGGCCGAGCGGCCTTCATCGGTGATCGGTCCGGCTCCAAGTCCGATTTCCTCGCCAATGTCGCCGGTCCCGGAGACTAGAAGCTTGAACCAATACCAGCCGGGATTGAGGATGAACGGCCGGATCACTCCGTTCTGTTTGTTATAGAAGGCGTTGAAGGATTTCGAGGTTGTTCGGAGATCGCTTGGATTGAATTCGCCGGCGGAGTCTGCGGAGCCGGCCGTTGATTCCAGAAATTCGATGAGCAGCGTTCCGAGAGCATCGTCATCGTCGAAATATAGATTGGCGGTAAACCTGGCGTCAGCCTCGAAGCCGGCGACTCCAGCCGCCCAAAGGTACGTGCCAAGCCCCATGAGCTCGATGCTTTCCGCAACTCGAAACTTGACCTCAACGTGATTCGCGTTCTCTGTGAGCTTCCAGTACGCCGCTCCGTCTACGGACCAATGACCCTGCGCGAAGGCCCGGATGAATTCCAGAGTCAGCCCGTAATAGAGGCCGGTTGACGTGATGCTCTGCGCGTGTACGCTCTGAAGATCGTCATCATCCCATTCCTCGTAAGCGATGTCTTCGCGGCCATGGATTCCGCGGCCGAGGAAGCGAATGATCATGAACGGATTCGGGAGAATGTTGGCCTGTATCGCGCTCGAGCCATCCTTGATCGGGACCGGGAGATCAACCGTGAATCTGTTAGAGAAAATGTGATCGTCATCCGGTGCGTCCTGATCCGTGAGCTTCATCGTCATTTGTTTTCGATCTGAAGCTGTCCATGCCAGCGGCGATGACTCATCGACGCGACCCGCGGCAACCGATGGATCCGGCCGCCATCCTTGCGGCCGTGTCGGGTTGTCTGGATCGAAAAACTTCTGAGGTTCGCTCGCTTGACCCCAAATGCGGCGCTGGTTGTGCGAGAGCGCGAGATCAAAGGTAGGGCGCCGCGCCTCCGGTTCGGGCGCCGCGCCTAGCCCGTAGCGGCCCCAAGCAACATGCAGGCGATGAGTGTTGCCCCAAAACGTAGCGGCCGCGGCTGCTGCAGCGCCGGCAACGGGTCCAACGGAGCGGACGATCCCCGTTGGCTCCCGGTTGGGAATGTCCCGGCCCAAATAACCGATCAGCTCTTCGCCGTTCGTCAGAAATCCGAAGTCCGGAAGATCTTCAACGCCCTCATCGAAAGCGATCCCGGTTGTTTGGCTCGCGTCGATGGCGGCCGTCAGCGTGAGCGCCACGGCCGGCGGAAGGCTGACGTTGATCCAGATCCGCGTTAGGGCGCTGTCAAAGGCTCCAAGCCATCTCTCGACCTCTCGACCATCCCAAAAGCAACGGATATCTGATCCGTCCTTGAGCATTTTCGAGTTATCTAAAACCTGATTGTCCGCGATGGCCGCCGGCGTAGTCCCGCCAACGCCGCGGACGCATCCGGTCAGCTGGGTTCCGCTGTTCGCGGCATAGTAGATCTGCTCTCCGGTTGCCTCGTTCCAGCAAAAGCCGCCAACGGCCGGCAAGCCGCCGCCAACGGCCGTGTCAACGTCGATCGTTGTGGCGGAGTCCGTCTCGCCGCCGTTCGCCTGATTGCTGATCGACGTGTCCCGGATCAGCGCGGCCGTGTCGAGCGTTGCGTCAGCGCCGGCGACGTCGAGCACGTTGATCGGATAGTTGTTGAGGCCCTCCGGCGATCGGTTGTTGATGATGCCCGGCCGGACCTCGAGGAAGCGATCGCCGGGATCGGCATCCTTGACGCCGCCGGCTTGCGGCGCGATGACAAGGATCGGATCAGTCTTCCGGTTGCCGGCGTTCGTGACCGCTTTCGATTTGGCGCCGGCTCCGGACATTGCATCCCACTCCGGCGCGCTCGAGCTCGCTTCCGCGTTCTCTTCCCAAACCGGGTCCGGGACATACTGGATCGCTTTCCAACGGAGCGGCGAGATCCTCTCGAGGCGGAGCGTCTGCATCGCAACGCGCCAAAGTTTGCCGTCTCCGTCTGCAGCCTGCAGGAAGACTAGATCCGCTTCATCATCGAAATCCGTCGCGAACGCATCCAGCGTTGCCTGCAGCCCGTCAACGAAATCGCAGAAGACCTCGCAGATCGTCGCGAGCGGCTGCGTCCTGATCAGCTTGTCTCCAACGCCGGGAACCGTTGCCGCTATCGGCTGACGGTCCGCGGAGACGGCCGGCCAAAGCTCCGGGTTGAAACGAACGCTCGAGTAAGGCGCCGCGGTTAGATCGCTGCCGTTGATATCTTTCGGCACGAAATCATAGAAGGCCATCCGCGCGCTCCTATCTCAGATGCGCTTGAAGGTTCGCGAGCACGTCCGGGTTATCCGTCGTCACGTTGACGGTCCCGAGAATGTAATTCGTTGTGGCGCCGGCGGCGGATCCGCCTTCGCCGGGCGCCGGCTGCAGCCCGGCGTTGATAGTAAGGATCGATTGAGCGAGATCATCGAGCCCAAGCCGGAAGAGCGCCATTGCGCTGATCACGTTGAAGACGCCGCCGATCACTTCGGCTTGAATATCGCGCAGCTGCTCGAGCGCGAGTAATTCGGCCTCGAGCTGCGCGTTGACCTCATCGCGGGTTGGGATCAAATCCAGTGACAGCTGAAGCCATAGTTCGAGGATCTCCGCTTCCTTTTCCCGTATCGCGTTCTGCGCTTCGATGGCGGCGATCTGAGCCTCGAGCAGCGTTTGATGAGCCGTCAGCTGCTCGATCTGGCGATCCCGGAGCACAATCGTCTGTCCTAGCTGCTGCTGCTCGCGCTCGAGCAAGATATTTTCACGTTCGCGCTGTGACTCTGCATTCCGTCGTTGCTGAAGATTCGCGCGCTCGAGTTTCGCGAATTCGCGCTCGAGCTTGAGCAGCTCACGGCGGTCGCCGCCGGCGGCGCGCGCGCGAGCGAGCTCGCTCGCAAGCTCAACGAGCGTCCGCGCTGGCACGGCAACGCCGGCCACGGCTTGCCCGAGGATCTTCGCCGCGCGCTCCGCTTGCCCCTGCAGGCCGTCGATCTCATTCGAGAGATTGGCAATCGTTTCCTGTCGCGCGGCGATCGATTCCTCGATTTGGAGAATGCTCTTCGCGAACGCCTCGCGGACCCGGCCGACGTCTTCAGCAACGCGGCCCTGCTCTTTCATGAGCTCGAGCTCGAGACGGAGCAGCTCGAGCCGTTCAAACGCCATCTCCCGCGTCTCTGTCCCGAGCAGATCGAAGATCCGGCCGGCCGTCGCGCCAATCTCGCTCTCGAGATCGGATAGTTGCTGCTCAAATGCCTGTTGGAATTCGGCCGCGGCTTCCATCGCGGCCTTCGCCGCCTCTTCCTGAGTCTTCTCAAAGATGGCAGCGCCGATCTCGGAAGAGCGGCCGCGGAATTCGTCAATGAAGTCCTGAGCGGCCGTGAATTGGCCGGCGGCGAGTAGATCCAAAATGTCCTGAGCAATCACCTTCCCGCGCTCGAGCGCGGCGTTCCAAGTCTCCTGCAGAACGTCAAGCCGCGCCTGAGCGTCCGCGATCTCCTGCAGCGCGGCGGCCATTGTATCGCGGAATTCCGCCGGCGTCTTCTGCAGCGCGTCCATGACCTTGCTGATGGCCTGATCGATTGAGAGCCGGCCCGTTATGAGGCCGCGGCCGATCGCGCTGGCGATGGCGGCTCCAGCGGCCTCCCAGCGCTCGCGGACCGTTGGCGCCGTGTCCATTGAGCCGCCGCCGCCGCCCAGCGAAGCCGGCGGCAACACGGCCGCCGGCGGGTTTGTCGCCCTTGGCAACACCGGGAGCGGGATCGTCCCCTCGAGCCGGCCTTTGGCGATGCCGAATTGTAAGCCGGCCTCCGCGGCTGCCATCACATCGAAGGCTGCAACCGCCGCCCGGAACGTATCGATGAACGCCGCCTCGAGATCCCGGAGCTTGATCTCCGCGCCGGTTGCCTGCGCGGCGATCAGCGCGCCAAAGTTATTGCGCGCGGCTTCGAGCTCGAGGTTGGCCAGCGCGCCCCGCGCGCCGTCCGTCTGACGTCTTAGGAAATCTTGCGCGAACGCCACGCCTTCCGCAACTTTGCCCATGCCGGGCAGCTTGCCGATGATGTTCGTCACAACCGCGATCGCGTTGACGATGCTCGAAACGACCTCGAGGATCTTCACCTTGAGCTGGAGCGCGCTCTTCCCGAGCTTCCCGTTCTCCGCGGCGAATAGACCGATAACACCGATGACCGCGACGATGAGAATTTGAAGCGGGAAGAGGAACGCGAACGCCACGCCAACGGCAACGATGGCCGCAACGAGCGCCGGTTTATGATCGATGATCCAGCGGACGCCCTTCATCCAAAGCGAAATGAACGCCTGGATCACGGGGAGCACTTCGGCAACCACGCGGTCAATTTTCTCGAATGCGGCCGGCATGTTGTCAGCAACCGCGTTGATCAATCGCTCCCAAATCGGAAGCAGCCGCTCTCCGATCATCGCGCGGAGATCCTCGAAGGTTGCTGACGCCCGGCGCGTTGCGTTCGAGGCGCTCTCTGACGTCCGCGCAAAGTCTCCCTGTTGAACGGCCGTCTGCTCGAGGATGATGTTATAGCGAGCCTGGACCTTCTGCGCGTCCGTCAACACCGCGCCTTGCGCGGCGATGCCGGCGGCGTATGCCTCCGTCTTTACCGCGTTCTCATTGAGCAGAACGCCAACGGTCCGGAGCGGCTCCGTCTCTCCAACGAGGCCGGCTCTGAGTTTCTCGAGCGCAACGTCAATGGGAATGTTGTTGAAGGATGCCATATCGGCAGCGAGCTTCAGGAGATCGATGCTCATGCCGGCCGCGGCATCTTGCGCGAGCCCGGAGCCCGTCAAGATGATCCCGAGCGTCCCGGCGTATTCGTTCGCGGCGCGTTTGGAGAGCCCGAAACTGTCCGCCGACGTCTCCGCAAATTCTCTGACTAACTGGACGCTGGCGCCGAAGACTTCATTTGACTTGTTGACCGCTTCCTCGAGATCCGAGGCCGCCTTGACCGCGGAGACAGCGAAAGCCGCGAGCGCTGCAGCCGCGGCGAGCGCAGCGACCGTTGCGATCTTTTTGAGGCCCTGCATGGCCTTCCCGATCTTGCCGATCGTTTTCGAGGCCGTGTCTCGAGCCTTGATGAGAATTGCGAGCTCTGCTGCAGCGCCGCCCATCGGGTTACTTCGCCCTGGCCTCTGCCGCGAGCTCCGTCTCGAGCTCGCGGCTCCAAGTCTTCACGAGAATTATCGCGTCCTGCAGGATCGCCGGCATGTTATCCCACTCACTCGCTAAGATTGTGATCTCCGCAACAACAAGCTCCGTTGCCTCCGCACACGCGGCCCGTTTCTGATCTAGGCCGCGGCTGAACTTCGTTCCGTCTGCTTCTCGTTTGCCCCGAGCGCGGAACCGCCACCAGCTTCGGAGCTCTGTTCTTCCCCCTCCAGAATGTTCGAGATCCGCGCGACCTGTAGCGCCGCCCATTCCCGCGTTTCCTCATCGAGATCGTCTTTCGCTTTGTCCGGATCGTTGGGCTCGCCCTTGATCTCAACGCCCTCGAATTTCGCTCCGCTCCATGCAACGAGCCCGAACCGGAGAAGGATCGTGTCAGAGAAACCGGAGAGAGGGTCCGTCTTTTTCTCTTCCTCCGCCTGTTTCATGATCCGCGCGCGCTCTTCCTCACTGGGTTGGAACGCTTTGAACGCCTCCGCTCCGACGTCTTCGAGATACTCCGCGGCGGCGGCTCCGCGCGCCTTCCGGATCCGCTTGCCTGAGAGCGGCCGGAAGCTCATCGTATGACCGGGCATGCCCGGAACGTCGATCGGCTCCGGCTCCATTTGGCTGACGAGCCCTCGATATTCTTGCTCTTCGTTCGCTGCCATGGTGCTCCTCTTCTTGGGGGTTTTGCCAAATACAAAAACCCGGCGCCTTCTGCGTTCGCTTTAGGGGAACGCTTGGCGCCGGGTTAGCGGCCTTGCCTTCGTCTATGGAAGAGCGCGCGCTATTTGGAAGCTCCGCGCTCAGTTGTTGACCAGACTATACACCTGTCCGTTTGGCGTTGTCAAATTGACACCCTCGCGGCCGCGGCCCTGTCGCTCCGGCTTCACTAGATACGAGTGAGCGCAATCCGCGTTACGATGCGTAAATTAACAGGTTTCTTCCCAGCGCTGGGCGCCCGCGGCCGCCGGAGCCGCCTCAGAGCCGTTCTGAGCCCGATTGGCGGCGATGTGTTGAGCGTATGGAGTTACACAGTCGATCCGCCCATTGTGGATGATGAGGAAGAGCTCGCCGCGCGCGAGCCGCTTGCAGCGCCGGCTTGAGCAGCGGACCCGGCGCATGATGCGAACGCCGGCCGGCGAGCTCGTTGAGCCCAGCCAACGCCGGCAATCCGGACAGCTGGCATCGACCATGACGGCCGGGACGTCCGCCGGCGTCCCGCGGGAGATCCGCCCGTTTTCGATGAGGAAGATTAGGACCGGCCGGCCGCGGCATTTGCGGGACGGACAGGACGCCATGCGCACAATCCGAGAGCCGGCCGGTCCTGCTATAAGCCCCAAGCGCTTTCCGCACTCCGGGCAGATCTCTTTGATGGCGCCTCCGCGCATGAGAGCTCGAGCAGCTCCCTAGAGCGGATCCGCGTCAGCGTTGTTGAGCTCAACGGCAATGAGCTTCGCTCCGGTTGCGTCGTGCTGACCAACGAAATTCATCGTTACCATATCCAGCCCGTCCTGATTCGTGATATCGAAGATCTCGCCCTGCTCATGCTTGCCGGCAAGCGCAATATGCATATCGAGCACACCGGCTCCGCCGGGTCCAATGAAGGCCAGAGTAGGACAACGGAGATCCTGCGCGGCCGCATGGACGCGCTCCGCGGCCAATCCTTCCTGCGCGGCGTTCGGGTTGACAAGGCATGTGATCGAGAGCCGGAAATTCTTTGCCGTCTCGACGTGCTGGGCGAATGTGGTTGCGCCGGCGATGCCGTGCCAAGGCCGGTTGCCAACGTCGATCTCGAGCTCGAAGCTCTGAACGTCAGGAGACACAAGGCCGGCCACCGGCTCGAGCACGTTGGCGAGCGCGATTGTGTCATTGAGATAGAACTTCATTTGCGGGATCGTGATCTGTGTCAGCGGATCCGTGACCGAGAGCGCCGTTATCGTCGCATCCGTTATCTGACGGCCGAAGCATTCCGCGCTGAGCTGTAGAACGCCGTTCTGCTCGCCGCGGAGCCGGAGCGTCTTCGCCATGAGATACTCGATCTCAACGTCGATGAAATTCGTTCCGTCGCTGTGCCGGCCCTCGAGCGTCATCGAGTGAGCATCCCAAAGCGCGGCAACGCCGGGATCCCAAATGTGCTCGTTGATTGTACTCACCGGCTGATCGAGCGCCAACGAGAGCCACCATCCGATTTGCTCGAATGTGGCGTCTCCGTCGAGCGTAACCGCAACCTCTTTCTTTACGAGCGGCGTTGGCCCCACGTTCTGAACTAGAACGCCGGACGGAGCCTCGCTCCGATGAAGCGTGTACTCCGGGACGATCTGCGCGGTTGCCTGCAGGCGCTCCGTTGCGGCAACTGCCGTCCCTCTAACCGTTTCCTTCCCTAGCGCGAATTGCTGGAGCGCTGTTGCTGCAGGCAGCATTATTCTCCACCTCCGCTATCGGCCGGCGGCGAGCTGCTCGAGCTTGAGCTCGCGCTCTTGCTCTTGCGGCCGCCGGCGGCCTTGTCTTGTTTCTCCCATAGCTCAGCGGCCGCCGAATCCTCTTCGATCAAGCCGCTGTCAATGAGCTCATCCCATTCCTCTTCCGTGAAATCCTTACACGGAACGCCGGGAACCCAAGCCCCTTTGCCTTTGTAGATCCGCATTCTCAACCTCCTAAGCTGTGAAGTTTCTCGCCTCTACGGAGCGCGTGATTAGATGATTCTCGAAACCGATGTACTGCCGGCCGCCATACTGCAGCCCGGTCACCGCGGTTAGACGTTGACCGATGAGCGGCGAGACAGCGCCAAGCACTACGTCGCCATCGAAAATATCAACCGTCGCCTCTTGGAGCCGCTTCGCGATGTCATGAGCGCGATCCTTGTCTTCGTTCTGCACGAAGCATTGCTGCATGAAATCGAGCATGACCGAGCGGGATCCGGCTCCGCGTTCAATGTCCGGGATCGACGGAGAGAAGATGACGAAGCAAGGCGTATCCTGCAGCTGCTCGACGGGATCGAGATAAGCCTTCACAGAGCCGGCCGCGATGACTTCCGGATCCGCAATTTCGATCAGGGCGATCCGCGCGGCGATGGCGGCGTAAATATCGTTGTAGCTCATGCTGAGCGTCTCCATTGGCGCTCGATTTCTCGAGCGGCGTCTCGAAGGATTTCGGGCGCCTGATTTTTGCGGACGTGCTCCGCGGCTCCGGCCATGAACTTGACGCCCTTTGTCCCGGACCGGCGGATCCGCTGAACAACGAGAGCAACCGGCTCTGTGAAGCCGTGAGCGGCCATCCACTTTGCGATCCGCGCGTATGGCGGCGGCTTCCCAGCTGCGCGGCCCTCTTCAACGGTCCGCGCGATTGGAGTCGTTGTGAAGACCTTCCCGCCCAGCGGGAAGGCGCCGGCGGAGAGATCTGTTTTGATCGTCGCCGCGAGATCGCCCTTGTCCGCGGCGTGAGGCTGCGCGCGTTCGCGCGCTTCCGTCGCCACGGCCTCAACGATTTCCCCGATGGCAGCGCCGGCGGCGGGAACCGCGCGATCGAGCGCGCGGCGGATCGTTTTGAGATCGCGCTTATCAATCTCGATCACCATTTCGCGGGTCATGCGAACGGAACCCTCCGCGAATACTCTGCTTGCGTTCGCGTGACAATGCTAAACGCCTTACTCGAGAGGTTGACGACCTGATCAACCGCCTCGAGCTCGAGCGTCATTCCGGCTTCTTGGAGATCCCGCCATTCTCGCGTAATGCTGATCGTTGCCTCGCGGATGGCGGCCGGGACCGCCGGCCAACCGTGAGCGGCCGTCACTTCGAGCTTTCGCGGTCCGGCCGGCCAAACGTCGAGCCGGCCGTTGGTCGGCTTGATATCGAGCGCCGTCCATGGCCGCGGCTCCGGACCTAGCGCCGCGTTCGCGTCCGCCATCCAGAAATGATCGTTGATCGTCAGCGTTTCTTCAGGCTCGCTAAAATCAAAGTCATCATCGAGATCGACCTTGACGATCAGGCCCGTCAGCGTTGAGACGTCAGCGACATAGATCCGGGTCCCGTCCCGGACCGCCTTCCGGCCGTCATAGAGACGCGCAACCGGAGCGGCGTCAACCGAAAAGAATCGGCCGGTCCGTCTGTCGATCAGGCGGGACACCGCGATCAGCTGTCCGCCGATTTCGGCGTCATCGCCCGTTTTGGTCTTATCAACGGCCGCCTTGTACTCTGCGAGCGTTGCGTATGCGTCTCCAACTACCACGATCTAACCTCTCTACCGAGTCCCGCCGGCGGCGCTATTCGCCGCCGGCTTCGTCTGAGTTACTGTTTTCGGCCGCGGGATCTCCCGCCGGCTCAACCTCCGCCTCCGCGTCAACCGCGGCGGCCTTGTTGCCCTTGAAGATTTCGCCGTTGCTCAGCTCCCAATGGCCGGAGCGTTTCTTTCCGGTTGTCTCGTTGACGGCCGCCTTCGGGAATTCCGGCGGATCCGGGTCCGCGCTGGAACCGTCGCCGGAGTCCGCTGCAGCCGCGGCTGCTTCGCCGGCCGGACTCTCCGCGTTGCTCTTGACCGCGTTCGCGGTTGCGTCCGCGGCGTCTTTCGCGTTTTGCTCTCCCGTCTTCGTATCCGCTTCCGCGGCGGCTTCCGCGGCGGCCTCTTGCTCCGCAACGAGATCAACGGCTTCCGTCTTCACCTTGCCGCAATCGTCATGGAACGTCTTCCCCTCGAGGTTGCTCGCGAGGAACGGCCGGCCGGGAATGCAGAAGAGAAACGCCGCGAGCTCATGCCCTTCCGGAACGAGCGTCTCGGCATCTTTCGCGAGATAGAGCCGCTGATCGAGCCGGACCTTCGCGGCCGGCGCTTCCGTCGTGTTCAATCGCGTAATTGTTAGACCCATATTCGCGCTCCTGTCTGCATAATCCTTTTCCCCCCTAGTGGATCCACCTGAGAGCCGTTCTGATGACCGTCAGCCCGGCGGCTTAGGCGAATGTGATGGCGTCGCTAATGACGAGCTCGCCGTTCGGCATGACGAGCACGAGATACCAAGTGTCAACGCCGACCTCTGAGACGTCGACGTCGATATCGCCATCCGCCTCGCTGACAAGCAGCCCGGCAAGGTTCGCGGTCCATTCGATCATGAGCCCATCGGTCCCGATGGCGATGCCGGCGGACGCGGCCGCGGCCGCGATGCTCGAGCCGTCCGCGTCATCGCTCATGTAGAATTGGACGCTGCCGGCAACGCCTAGATCAGCGCCCAAGCCATCCGAGCCCTCGAGCTGGATGGCGACGTTGATGACGTCCGCGGCCTCCGCGCCAACCGCGATCGTTGCCTTCTGAAACGGCCGGCTTAGTGCCTCTTCGATCTCTGGCATTGGTTTCCCTCCGTTTGATTCTTTTCCTTTGTCTGTTGCCGGCCGGGAGCCGGCTGAGCGGCCCCGCTTAGAAACGCTCGAAGCCGCTCCCGGCCGGGTTGCTATCTACCAACGCGGACTGAGGTAGTACACGCTGGTTAGATGCCTGCTTAGATGCCCGTCACTGTGCAGAATGCCTTTGGCCGGTAGACCGGGAAGGCAACGCGGATCTCTGCGCGGATCGCGAGCTTGCCCTTGATGAAGAAATCCGAATGCGAATCCGATACCTTCAGCTGGATCCCGTTCTTAACCGAGAGCTCCGAGTATGTTCGGAACTCGCCAACGATGGCCGTATTCTCCGTCTCCGCCGTTGTGACTACAACGGGAAGGCTCCAAAGCCGCATGGGTCCGCGCTCTGACGGGTTGCCGAGAATGTAGATCCCGTCAGCCGTCCGGAGCAGGCGGATCGCTTGCCAATCGTTCGGATGCATCACAACCGCGTCAGGCTGAGCAAAGCCCGTATGCTCAACGAGCGTGATCGCCTTGTGGACGGCATCGATGACAGGATCCGCGCCCTTCGCCTGAGTCTGGATCCCGGTAACGTTGAGAATCCCCTCGAGGTTGGGAGCGTTGCCATCGCCAACGAGCAGCTGCGAATCGAGGCGCTCGTTGATGGCTCGAATTAGCCGGTTATCGATGTAATCGCGCGCGCGCGGCTCATCGTCAAACTGCTCATCCGTAACCGGAATGAAGACCGCGATCTTTTCTACCGGGGAGCTCCGCTCCGTCAGCGCGAATGCGGCCTCCGCGTAGGAGCCGGCCTCCGCGGCTTCCGCCGCGGCCGGCGTCTTCGTTGTCTCTTCCATGTACTTGATCGCGTTCTGAGACGTCTCCGATAGCATCGGGAGATCAGCCACAACAAGCCGGCGCTCCGGCGTCAGCTCGACGCGATCACCGCGGACGCTCTCAATCGCCCAGCCTGCGGACGTCTGGAAGAGCGTCTTTCCGGCCGGCGTCTCCGCTCCCGGAGCGTCCCGGCCGAAACTGAGTAGGCTCTTCAGGTTGATATCGAGCTCAACCGGCGGACCGGAGCCGCTCGCGAAATCCTGATAGGCTGCGCTCTCAACGTAGAGCTGCCCGATCGTTTTGCCGGCTCCGCGGTTGCCATTGTCGCCGCCGGCTCCGCCGTCGCCGCCCGGCTGGATGTGACCGTTGCCGGCCGCCGGCATGTTGAGCCATGAATCGATCCGCTTGTTGGCGGCGTCAGCGTTCGCGAACTTGCTGATCGTGTCAACCTCTTCGCCCAGGGTTGCGAGCGCATCGTTTCGGGTCGAGATCCAGAGCGCTTTGCTGGCGCTGTCTTTGGCGTCATCGCCCTCGAGACAAGTCACCTTGTCCATATCGTAATTCGAGCCGGCTTCCTTGAAGACCTTCGCGAGCTCCGCGGACTTCGTGCCGATCTCGTCCCGGACTTCCTTCAGCGTCCGGAGCTCTTCAGCGCCGGCGATGCCGGCGAGCCTGGCGGCGAGCGTTGAATCCTGCAGCTGCTCGAGCTGCTCGCGGATCCCGGCAAGCCGCCGGTTGAATGCATTCACAAGCCCGGTCCGAAGGCCGGCCAACGTTGGAATGCGGATCCCGAAGACTTGCCGGCGCGTCCGGCGGTTGAAGTTTTCCCATCGAGCAGGCTCGCCGGGAAATACCGCGTCCATGGCGGCCGCGATCGCCGCGCCGCCCGTCTCGAGCGCGAACATCAGCGCCGCGACAAGCGCGACGATGGCAATCAGCCCGAATCCATTCATCGATTCCATGTGCTATTTCCTCCGCAATTAGAAAAGCCGCCCAATGGCGGCCCTTCGGCGTGTTCTGCTGCAGCTGGCACCGCTAAGCGCGGAGCCTCTCTCGCAGCTGCTCATAGCGGAGCCTCTCTCTCTCGAGGCCCTTCGCGGCCGGCTCTGTCGCCTGCAGGAGCTCGCTGAGCTCGCCGGAGACGTCCTGCAGCCCCTTATAGGCGCTGTCAGACAGAAGCCGCCCATCCTTCGCCCTGAGATCAGCAAGCGATCTCGAGCGCTCTAAAAAGGCTGAGACGCCAGCAAGCAGCTCTGCAGCCTGTTCTGAGTATCGTTTTGCCGCGGGAGCGGCCGCCGGCTCAAATGACGTCCGGCGCTCGACGGTTTGCGGCTCGCTCGTAAGCGATACGGCCGCGTCAGTGTCGAGCTCAAAATCGATCTGAATGAAGTCATCGCCGCGCTCGATAACAACGTTGCCATCGAAAACGGCCGTGATCCAGAATCCCGGACCGTCAGCCGACGAGAGCGCCGGGAAGCGGTCCGCGATGGCCGCGCGCAAGCGCTGATGCAGATCCTCAACGGAGACGTCATCAGGCAGCTCTAGCGCCTTCAGGTTGAAGGCTGTTACACGCTTGCCGGCCGCGTCATATTCGCAGCCGTCGCGCTCAGCTGCAGCCGTCAGCGCGCCAACGCTGACAGACAGAACGCCGGCGAATGCCTCGAGGCGCTCGAGCGGCGGACAAGTGACCTCTCCGCGCGCGATCTGATTGACGGTTGAAACGGAGATCGACGCGGCCGTCGCCATCCGGCCAACCATCTCCGCGCGATCTTCGTCATCGTCCGGGAGCTGATTCTCGATGAACGCCGCGAGCGCGCGGCCCTTCATCGCCGCGCCCAGCTCCGCCGGGATCTCGAGCCCGAGCAATCCGAGATGCTTGACCGCCTCTGCCGGGATCAGGCTGTAGGGATTCGCGGGAACCGTCGTGAGCGTCTGCTCAACCCATGGCCATTGCTCGATATGGCCGCTCCGGTTGACCTTCGCAAGATGCTTCATGGCGCCGCTCGAAAATCCGAGCTTTCCGTCTTCCACGAGCGAGAGGATCGCGCTGGAATACTTGTGAGCCATGTTCAGCTGAACGGTTGTAAAGATCCCAACCTCCGGATCGATGCGTTTCTCGATCTGCCGGCCGATGACGTCCGCCTTGATCGCCGGGTTGATGCCGTGATCGTAGAGCGCCGGCCGGCCTTCATCCGGGAACCAATCGAGTTTGAAATCCGTTGCTCCGGAAAACCATTCGCCCTCGAGATCTCGACCCTTGCCGGCTCCGCCGGGAACGGGTCCGCCGTAAGGGATCCCGAGGCCGGTGATCAGCCCTTGCTTAGCGTCGAGCACCTTGATCGCATATTTCATTCGTTTTCTCCTTCCGGCTCTTCGTCATCTCCGCCGCTGGGATCCACTCGGCCATCCTTCGCCCGGAGCTGATCGAACGGAGTCCCAAACAACGCCTCAATTTCGGGATCCGGCTCTTCGTAATGGTCCATCGGCGGCGGTTGGCGATCCGGGATCGTCATGGCAGCCTCGCGATCTGTCTTAGTACGATGTTCACCGTTCCGCCGGACTTCCTAACGCTGATGATTTCAAAGCGTCCGCCGATCACAACTTCAGCCTCTCCAAACGTTGAAAACGCGCCAACTTCTAGCCCCTGTGCGTTTTGAATCGTCGCCATTACCGGAATGTGACCTAAATCATCCGGCGCGCCCTTCGTGATCCTGTTGAAGAGCTTTGCAACGGATCGCTGCGTTGTTGCCGATGAGAGAGGCAGATCAACGGTTGCGCCTTGCTGGAAGAGAGCGGCAACGTCATCGATGCTGCCCTTCTTTATTTTCATCCCTCTGTAGAGGTTGCCGGTCCGTTGAGGCGCCGCGCTGACAGCGCGCATAAGCCGGCCGGCCGGACTGTTATCAACGATTGGACCGCCGGCCTTTAGGAGCCGTTTGGAGCCCTTCCGGATGTTGTCTGAATTACGGGTCCATGCGCGCATCGCTGTTTTGAGCTCTTTGTATTCCGCGAGATTCCCTAGCTGCTCTTCCATTTCCGCCTGAACGTCTGCCAACGCGCGGCTTGGCTTTTTTGCAACCCTGTCATATCGGAGCACTTTATCTGGCGTGAGATCGTTTATGTTTTCAACTACGTCCTCGAGCTCCGCGCTCCCAACGCCTCCGCTGCGGCTCTCGAGAGCCTCAGCGGATGTGGGCTCATCTGTGACCGGCTCGAATGAGAGGCGGCCGTTTGCATGTTCAGCGTCAGCGGCAACCGACGCCGCGCGTTCGCTGACGATCCGGCCGTTTCGGGACGCGCAAGGCTCATGATCCGTGCTGTCATGCATCTTCACGCGAGGGAAGCCGGATGCGGTCCCGGCGGCGAGCGATCCCATATTCGTTCCCCATGTTGCTTCCGTCCGCGCCACGGTCCCGGCGTACCCTTCAAAATGCTGTGCGGTTCGCTCTTTGAGCCCCTTGAAACGCTTCCGGCGCGAAGGAACGGCCGCGCTTATTAGGTTTGCCGCCTTCAGCTCGCCGGCGGGAAGGCCGTTCGCGATCTCTTCCCTGCTCAAGCCGAGCTGCTCGCCTTCGCTTAGCCCCGCATCTAGATCGGCTCGAGTCGCCGCAATGATGCGCGCCGCGCGGATCTCGCCCTTTGCGAGCGCTTCCGTGACGGGTTGCGCGGCCGCGGAGAATTCCGCCGGCAAGCCGAAAGTTTCCGCGGTTGCCGTCCAACCCTGATCGAGCGCGAGCAGCCAGAGCGGACGGAGCGCCGCGTTGAGCGCGTCCTCTTCGGCCGGCCGCGGCAAGAGCTGATTTGCGGAGCCGGCGAAGCGCTCGATCCGCGCGCCAACGCGAGCGGCTTGCTCAGCAAAAAACCTCTCGATCACCGGCTCAAAGCGATCCGCAATGACGGAGCGAGTTTGAGCGATCCGCTCCGAGAGCGCCGCGGCTGTCTTTGGGCTAGCCATCTTGATTCGCCGGGTTGTCCGCATCCGCTGGCAGCATCGGCATTTCCGCTTTCCGGCCGCCGGCGGGAACTTCTGTGATATGCAGCGGCCGGAGATAGCGATCATGCTCCGGCTCCGTTGGCATGCCAACCGCGCGCCGCGCGTCCGCTTCCGTCAGCCAGCCGCCGTTGACTCCCTTATTTACGCGCTCATAGAGCTTGTCCATATCCGGCTGCAGAACGCGGACCTGAGTGAGATCGAAGGCTGGCATCAGCTCCGGATCATCATCGAAGTCCGGGAGCAGCTGGGAGCGAAGTTCCGCGGCAAAGAGCCGCTGCGTTGGAATGATGTTGCTCTCATAGGCGGACTCGCGCGCCTCATGGAAGTTAGCGAACGTCGAGCGATCGAGGCCGGCTCCCAAGCCAACGACAACCGCGGCCACGCCATAGACGGCCGTTACGCGCTCTTCCGGGATCCGGCGGAGATCTCGCAGATTCATCTGATCCGGGCTCCATGACAGAACGGACACCTTCGTTGGCCCCTTCATGACCATTGGCTCGCCGCGATTATCGCCGCTGAAGTCTCTCTTAAATTCGTCCTTGACCTCTTGCGCGGCATCGTCCTCAACCTTCGCGTCTGGCGAGTCCGGAGCGATGATGACGCCGGGAACGCCGAGATTCTTCATGAGCGCGGCCGTCATGTTGGCCGCCTCTTCATCAGTGAAGATCTCGCGGAGCAGCGTTGCGAGCGCGGTCCGGCCTTTGCGCGTGTTGTTCGGGTCCATGCCGTAACGGAAATGAACAACGTCCCGGACCTCGATCCGCCGCGCTTGCCGGCCCGGATCCGGCTTGTAGTCGTACCAGCCAACAAACGTCTTTCCATCGTTCGGCCATTTCGGTTCGATCAGATGAGACGGAACCCACCACAATTCAACCGGGAGATCCGCCTCAGATCGGACCTTGATCCAATAGGCGTTGCCCGTCAGCGCCCAATCGATGATCGTCGCCGTCCAGAGCAGAACGCCGGAATAGAATTTATTTGGGCGCTCAATCAGCCGCGTCATTGGATGGCCGGGAACGCGCTCGAGCTCGAGCCCGGTCCCGAGCAGCTCGCGGCCGACGAAGAGAGGCGCCTCCGGGAACGTCCGGCTCATCCAGAGCAAAACGCTCATGACGATACTCGAGCGGGAGCCGTCGCCAACCTCTTTCGCGTAATCAAACTTAGTCCGGAGCGCCCACATCAGGCCCCACGTTGCGCGGCCGCTCCAGCTCATCGTTGCCTTGAGGCCGGAGCTGAGCGCTTTTCCGGCGGCCACAAATGGCGCCGCGATCCTGCTTCGGAGCGTCATGATGCGTTACCTTTCGCGACTCCCCAAGCCGGCCGCTCTTCGTGCCGGTCCGCGCGATCGAGAGCCATGATCATTGCTACCATCCCGTCAATCTTCTCTGTGCTCTTTTCCTTGTCCGGTTTCACGTTCGCCGCCGGGTCCGTCTTAACAACCATGTTGTCAGCCATCCAGCGCAGAACCGGATTCCCACCATGGCGGAGCCGGCGCTCGAGACAGAGCGCGAGCAGCTGCTTCGTTGGCGGACTCATCGAGGCGTACCCTTGCCCGAACGGGATCACCGTGAGCCCGGCATCGTCTAGCTGCTGGGAGAGCTGGGTTGCGCCCCAGCGGTCAAACGCGAGCTCGCGAATGTTTACGATTTCCTGCAGCTCGAGGATCTTCCCGCGGATCGCGTCATAGTGAATGACGTTCCCTTCCGTCGCCGTGATCAACCCGGCGTCTACCCATTCTCGATAAGGAACCCGGTCCCGGAGGCCGCGCTCTTCGATGTTGTCTCCGGGGATCCAGAAAAACGGAACCGTAATATAGACGCCCTTGACCGGATCCGCCGGCGGGAAGATCAGATTTAGAGAGGCTAGGTCCGTTGTTGATGCCAGGTCCAACCCGGCGAAGCAATCGCGGCCCTTCAGCTGCTCGAACTCAACGAGCGCGCCGGCCGTCTCATCCCAAACGTTGATATCCAGCCATCGCGATTCCTGCCGGGTCCATTGATCGAGATGCAGCCGGCGGAACGTGTTTTGATAGGCTGGAACCTCGAGCGCCTTCCGGGACTTCCGCTCGAGATCTTGCGGCTTGACGCTGACGCCATAGTTGGGATTGGCCTTCGCCCATATCTTCGGATCCCGCCAATCGTCGCCCTCATCGATGCCGTAAATGATTCCGAACCATGACGGATCGTTGATCGTTCCGCGGAGCACTTGCGCGGTATGCTCGCGCTCTTCCCAACAAATCGAATGGCGGTCATAGCCGGCCGTTGTCAGCTCAACGATCAGCGGTTGCCGGCGGGAGCCGGTTGCAGTATCTAGCACGTCAACAACGTCCCGCGTCTTGTGAGCGTGAATCTCATCGATGATCGCGCCATGAACGTTGAGCCCGTCCATAGTGTCGCCATCAGCTCCGAGAGGCTCGTATTTTGAAGACGTCTTTTCAATGCTGAGATTCTGATTCGTAACATGGACGCGGCGGCGGAGCGTTGGCGATTTTTTGACCATCCGGGTTGCTTCAGAATGGACGATCTTCGCCTGATCTCGTTTCGTTGCGGCCGTGTAGACCTCCGCGCCGGGCTCGCCGTCAGCGACGAAGAGATACATTCCGATCCCAGCTCCAAGCGTCGATTTACCGTTTTTCCGCGGAAGCTCGATGTATGCCTTTCGGAACCGGCGAAGCCCGTCAGCTGTGTTTTTCCAACCGAAGAGGCAGCCGATAATGAAGAGCTGCCACGGCTCGAGCTCGAAGCGCCGGCCGGCCCATTCGCCTTTGCTGTGCTTGAGGAAGGCAAAGAAATCGATTGCGCGCTCCGCGGCGCGCTGATCGAAATAATAGCCGGAGTTGCGGCCGCGCTTGAGATCGCGGAGATGCCGCTCGCATGCCAGCCGCGCCAGCTCGCCAGCCGGAATCTCGCCGGCAACAACCGCGCGCGCGTAGGCGGTCCCAACAAACTCATTCTGTTTGCTCTTCGCCATCAGCTAGGAAAATATCCATATCGTCATCGGTTGGCTCATCCTCCGGAAGATGCATGCGGCCGCGCGCGTTCGGCGTCATGCCGAATTCCGCGCAGAACGTTTTGATTTGAGCTCGCGCCGATTTCACGATCCCAACCTCCGGGCGCTGCTGGACATATCCGCTAGGCGTGTCGAATGTCAGCCCCTTTTTGGCGATCTTGATCCGCGCGCGGCGAAATTCGCTGTAGACGTCGCAATATGTCGCGAGCGCGGTTGCGTCGATCTGTGTGAGGATCCCGAGTTTCGCGAGATGCGGCGCAACGCGCTTCCATTCCTCGCGCCCGATTTTGTCCAGCCAGCGCGGACAAGGCGGAACGGTCTGAGGCGGCGATAGCGTTCGCGTCCGCCGGCCGGTCCGGAAGGTCCCACGGAGCTTCGTTACATTCGCCGGGAGCGGATTTCTGCCGGACGCCATCGCTAGACCCCCCCCCCAACAATTTAGGCTTTGTGTGAGGATCCTTGCAGGCCCGGTCTACGGAGATCGCGGTTTCGATTCTCACTACCGGGATCCCCCATCGCCGGCGTTGGCCGGGAGTTTCGGCTCTTCCGCTTCGGGAATTTGCGGAGCGATCTCGCTGAGCCGGACGCTGCATGGCTTGTCAGTCCGCGAGAGCTCATCGATCAGACCGCGCGCGGCTGTCCATTCCTCATCGAGCATGCATTCAACCTGTAAGATGACGCGCGCCGGCTTGATGCCGCGCGCCGGCTTGACCCGATAGGGACCCAGGATCGCAAATGAGAGCTCCGCGCTCTGCAGCTCCGGCGTTACCTTGCTGCGCGTCTTTGCCATCGTCCGTCTTCCTTCGCTGTCTTCCTCGAATGACACGGCTTGCAGAGCGTCTCGAGATTGCTCCAAGCATCTGATCCGCCTTGACGCCGCGGAACCTTGTGATCTACTTCGGAGCCTTCAGCTCCGCATTGCTCGCAGAACGGATCCGCGCGGAGCTTGGCCGCGCGAATCTTCCGCCATCCCCTCCCGTATCCGCGCGCGGCGGCGGAGCCCCGTCTCCGGTCCTGAGATGCCACCCGCTCCGCTTCATGCCGGGAGCATCTGCTTCCGCCGTCAACGAGCTCCTTACAGCGGCCTTCAACGCACGGTGTCCGGAGTCTTCGCGGCATTGGATCCAAAAGCCGCCGAGGAATCCCCGGCGGCCTGAAATGCAAAAGCCGCCGGACTTCCGGCGGCATCTGTCAAAGTAATAATATCAGCTCAAGCGAGTAAGTCAATGCACAATGAGATCACTTTTCCATGCTGATCACCGCGGCTTGAAGGCGAGCGGCCGGCCTTCGCGGAGCGCATCGAGCGCCGTCTCCTGCCAATCCGCGAGCTCGCCGGCGGTCCGTTCGGCGTCCGCCTCCGGGACGATCTTCCCGAGCAGCGAATCGATCACCGGAAGCAGCTCCGCCGGCGGCATGATGACAACCCTCGCATCATCGAATACAAGCAGGGCGCCGCTAGGCGCGCGCTGAACGGCTTCCTCCGGGTCCCGTAGCCGGCCGGCATAGCGCGGACCATCTGGCGCCATCCAGAACGCCCAGCATCGTTGAAGCGGGCGCGTCTTCATCGAGGCAGCTCGTAACGCCGGCGAGCTCTCCGCGCTCTCTTCAGCAGCCGGCGAGCGAATATCTCGATGATGAGGAAACGGATCTCATCGCCGGTCCCGTTGCGCTCATAGTGTCCAACTTGCCGGGAGATCTCATCAGCGAGCTCGCGGATGCCGCGCGCGTCTCGACGGAAGAGATCAGCGCGGCGTTTCATGCGTCGCTTCCTCTTCAACACGCCGGCAGAGAGCCGCGATGAAGGCCCACGTTGGCGGCGGCGTGTCGCGTATGGGCGCCGGGACCGTGACCGCCTGCTCGAGCTTGCGCTTGTCGCCTTCGCCTACATAGCCGAACTCCACAAGGCCACAATCGAGCGGGACCTCATCGATCTTGATGAGATCGAATGGAGCGGCGAACCAGAATTGATTCGAGATCAGGAGCGCCTGTCTGCGCTTCAACGGACTCTTAAGCTCTTTCCGAAAGTCAGCCCGGCTTACCTTCACTTCGTAGGCGATCCGCGCGAGGCCGTTGGACTGCCACATACCCATAACCCATAGATCGACGCGCTGAGCACCGCCGCCCGTCGAAAGCTGCATTTCCTCGAACTTCGCCCAACGATGGCGTAGATAGTCGTTGCTGTATTTCCGCTTGAGAGCATCGATTATCTCGCGCGCAGTCTTTGGCTTTTCAAGCATGCGCTCTCGCTGCAAGCGCTCGAATCGCGCTCTCGCTGTCATGATTCGCCTTCGATTGGCGCCGCGGCAACGATCAGGTCCGCAAGGATGTATTGCACCATCGTCAACGGTTCGGCGAATTCCGCCTGCAGAGCTCGAGCATACTCCGGATGGCGGAGACTGAGGTTGATCCCGAGCATAAACGTCATCCGGCCGCTGATATCTTCGGGATCAAGGCCCTCCATTTGGCCGATGAGCAGGGACGCTCCATGATGGCCCTCTTCGATGATCTTAAAGATCTCTTCGAGCGCGCTCATCGTTTCAACAACCTCCTCAACATGCCGGCGAGCCGGCCGGGCTTCTCTGCAGCTGCAGGCGCCGCTGGCACGTCAGGATAGGAGCTCGCCGCCCAACCGGGAGCGAGCGCCTTCATGCGAGCAGCTCGAGGCCGGCCGATCGCGCGCCGGCGGCGGATCTTCGCGAGCCATTGCTCAAGCTCGAGCTTCGTTGGCGCAACGCGGAGCGGCGTATAAGAGCCATCAGGGTTGCGGCGCGTGTCGATGACTTCGCTCATAGAACCTCTTCCCAATCGAGGCCGATGCGCTCCGGATCCGGCTCATCCTTCCCAGCGTTGAGCAGGCCGCCGCGGATCATCTGAAATGCGTCAGCGGTTACGAGCTGATCGAGCGTTGTCTCTTCCTTGTGACCATCGCAAACCGCAATCCCGATGGCGGCACGGATTGGCGGTCCGTCATAGGCCGGATGATTGAGCGGATAGAGCAGGATGATCGGCCGCCATGCCGCCGCCTCATCGCATTCCTTCCGGCTGCAGCTCGAAGGCGCTGGCGTGAGAAACGCTGTCATGCCGCGGAGCTGCTCGAGCTGATCAGCTGAGAGCCCGAGCGGGTTATCGTCTTCGGCCGCTTCCTGCAGCGGCGAGCCCGGACAGCTCTCGTATAGAGCATGATCCCAATCGGGCAGCCATTCATGCGCTTTATGAGGCCAAGATTTGCCGCAATGCGAATCGCTCCCGCCTCCGTTGGCGCCGTCTCCGATCCCTCTTACCATCAGGCGCCACCTTCCGCCGGCTCGACCGTTACCGCCTCTTCCTCGACGCCCTGAACGCGCAGATAGACAGGTTGGAACGGTTGGCCGAAGGTCCATGTTATGAGCTCGATGCTCGCGCCGCCGGCGATGGCCTCGCGCTCTTCATCGCTGAGCTCCCAGCGCGTATGAGCGCGCTCATCTGTGACCATGGCAACAAGATCCTCATATTCCGGTTGCGCCTCTCCTAGTACAACCCGGCGGCCGGGCATTCCTTCAGGATCGATTGGCTTCATCGTTTACCACCTTCCCAGCTCCGTTGCTAGCTCTTCCATGATCTGATCCCTCCAGCGTGTGAACGTGTTTCTATGTATGCCTAGAGCCCTCCGGACCTCGAGCGCTGGCATGCGCTGGAAGTAGTGAAGGCGGATGAGCTTCATGAGCCCGAGAGGTTGGCGGCTGGCAACGGCATCGATGGCGATGATTGTTCGTTTCATCTCTGCAAGCAGCTCGTTTTGCGCGAGCGCGGTTGCGCGCTGGAGCGTTGGATCGGAGAGCCGGCCGATGCTCTTCGTTGGCGGCGCGTCTTCGAGGTTGACGCCCATTCCGCGGGTTGCAACGTCTGTCGTGATCTCGAGGATCTTCGCCTTCGTCTTCTCATAGGAACGGAGCTCCGCCTCGAGAGCGTGAAACGTCTCGGAACGTAGGCCGGCGCGCTTGCGGGTTGTGCTGTCTGAAGTCAACTCTCCCTATGCTTTCAGCTGTTCCCCCAGCTTACGAAGATTGAGCGCGTTCTCAACGGCTTTCTCGGTCCATACGAGCGGCATAATAAGCGCCACGGGATCGCCCTCGAACTCGAACGTCAGGACGCCGCCGAATGAGCGCGGGCCGGGCGGAATGAGCTCGCCGCCGGCCGGCGGTAAGTAGCCATGGCGATCAACCGGATCTGACACTCGCAGCGAGTCCGGGAGCGCCGGGAGCTGCGTCAGGATGTAATCGAGCTTTGCGCGGTTGAGGAAGGCATATCGGGCGCCGCGTTGCTCCGGCCTGTCGATCTCGATGATCGTCACCCACATTGCCGGCGAATCGTCGCGGTCGCTCTCATAGAGCGCGAGCTCATCGCTTGTGAAGACGTCGAGAATCCTAGCCGCGCAAACCGGCGGCGCTTTGGAGATCAGGGATGCAACCGATCCCGGCGGGAGCTCTTTGGCAACCGGATCATCCCAACGCGGCCGCGTCTTCAGCAAAACGAAGCCGTCCGAATGCCAACCTTCGCTGAGAATCAAATTCTCCCGGTCGAAGCCATCATTTGCGGCGAGCACCTGATCGGGCTCATAATCGCCTTGCCATTCGTTCATACGAAACATGATCCCTCGCATTCCTCGCCCTCACCTGATACGAGCAGCTCGCGCATGCTCAGCTGACCGTTGGCGAGCTCGCGAACCGGCCGGCCTAGCGCCGTTAGATAAACGCGCTTGTCCCGGCCTTTGTCGATCTCACGTTGATTCATCGCGTCTTCAAGATCCGCGGCCTTCTCAAAAAGCGCCGGCTCATTCGCTTCGAGTTGCCGGAAGTATGCCGCCGGCAAGAGCGGACAGAAATAGCAGGCGCTCTTTGGCGGTTCGTCAATGCCGGCGTCCATGATGACGCGCCGGCAATCCTCACGAGTCATCATGAGATCGATGAGCGGCCACTCGCGGATAACGTCCTTGTCCGGACTGTCTTTCATGCGATGGATCTCATCCATCGAGATCCCGAGCTGCATGATGATCGGCCGTTCCGCTGTCATGGCGCGCGCGGCCTCGAGGATCGGCGTGATCTTCCATTGCCGCGTACACTGGCGCCGGCCTAGCGCTTCGTTGTGTCCAACGCGGATCGGGATCACTGTCGAGACGTCCCGAACGTACTCATAGAGCGGTTGGACCTTCTTTGCGCGGACCGTTTGAAAGCCGAGATATCCGCGATCCTTCAGCCATGCCTGCAGCATCTCGAGATGCTCGTACGTCTTCGGATGTTCGCCGCCGGTATCCGCGAAGATCATCGCGTCACATTCGACCTCGCGCCGGCCAACCATGATCGCGAGCGCGGTTGTTTGGATGCCGCCGCCGAAGCTCATGATCCTCATGATCGGTTGCTCCCGGCGTTCATGAATTGCTGCCAAATGAGCTCGAGTTTCCAGACGCGATCAGCGATCTCCGGCGTTAGAACCGCATCCTCCGGAGCCCAAATGAACCATTGAGCGAACGCGGATCCGCGCATAGTGATCGTTACCATTCCCCAAACGAGCATCATCACGTTCTGAGCCCGGCCTTACGCCTCGCTTCGCGGATGCGCTTCCGGCGGCGGAGCAGCGCCTCCGGCGCGACTGCCTTCCGAGATCTCCTACCGTCTACATGGCGCGTAATACCCGCGTAGCCGTGGTGCGTGGTCGCCGGCGTTTGCTTGTGAGTCTTCTTAGGAGCCGTGAGCCAGTCGATATTCGCCTTCACGTCAGTTGGCTCGATCTGCCAGCTCCCGTTGTGCTTTTCAGCCGGCAGTGAGCCATCCCTGCAAGCGTCGAGGATGCGATGGATCGAGACGTTGATCGTCCGCGCCAGATGGTGCGCCGTGAATTTGCCTTGTATGTCACGGGCTCGAACGCCGATTTTCATCAGCTGCGCTTTTGCCCAGCCAGCCGGCCGGCGCAACGCGAGATCGATCTCGCGGAGCGATTTGATGCCTGCCCACTGATGCAGATAGGCAATTTCTTCGTCCGTAGCGTGTGCGCCTGAGAAAGTCTGCGCGCGTTCTATCCCGGCGCGCTCGATCGCCCGCGGCCATGATCCGGGGCCGGCGGTCCGGCTGTACCGGGCGATAGTGTTCGCTGTAGGTAGATCTGGCCGGCCGGCTGTTAGCTCTTCGTAATCGTCAAAGCGACGGGGAAAACCGTCACCATTCTCGAGATCGTACATGGCGCAGACGATCCGCTCATCGGTCCAGTATTTGCGGTTGCCTGTTGGCGACGCGCCGAATTTTGGGCTCGCCGTTCGACACGTCATGAGCTCGCCGCCTTCGGCCTGCGCGGATTCCTCTTCGGCAGATCCGGCCAATTCCAGCGAGCCCGATCAAGCCGACGATAGACCGCGCGGGTTGAGAGATCGAGCTCGAGCCCGATCGCTTTCGCGCTCTTGCCCTGCAGGACCCGGATCCAAACCTCGAGCTGGCCAACCGTCAGCGCCGTTGAGACGTCCCGGAGCGCGCGCTCTGCAGCTGTCCAATCCGGCACATGGACTACCTCCGGATCCGTCTGAAACACGTTCTCAACGGGACCGACAATCCAGCGCTCGAGCCCGAGAGCGGCGGCATATCCGGCCTCGAAATGCCGGCCGCCGGAGCTCGAGCCCTCATCTGTGAATTCGAGGAAGAGATCCGCGGCCGCGAGCTCCGTCAGAGCCGCGCGCCGGCGGTCATGAACGAAGATCCGCGCGGCAACCTCTCCGCCGGCGATGGCCGCGAGCAGCTCCGCGTCAGAGCGGTCCGGCCGGCCATGCATCCAACGGCTCGTGATCGTGTAGCCCATGCCGGCGAGCTTTTCCTCGATCGCGGCGAGCAGCTCAGCCTTCGAGTATCGAGCCGCGAGATAGATCTTCATGAGCGGGAACGCCATCAGTTGACCCACCATGGCGGTTGCGTGAGCTTTTCCTCGACGGCCGCTCGATGATCGAGCGGGAGCGCCTTGGCTGCCGACGTTAGGGGAGCCGGCGTCTCGAACTGCGCGGCGGCGTCCGCCATGACTTCGAGTAGCTTGAAGCGAACAACCCAAACGCGCCGCGGCTGATCGTGCCATTCCTTCCAGAATTCCCGAAGCGTCATCGTCCTTTTGCCGGCTCCGGCGGACGCCGGCATTCGGGCGCCGATCCGCGTGAGATAGTCGAAGCCTTCTGCTTCCCAATCCTTTTCCGGGATTTCCGCCGTTGATTCAATGTAGGCGTTGCGCGTCAGTTGGATCATTGCAACGCGCTCGCCGCCAAAGCGCGGCTGCTTGCTCCATGCTTGACAGATATCGCCGCCGCGGAAGCGACCGGCATAGTCCGCGGTCCAGTCGCGCCGCGTGACCGTCTTCTCGCCGGCAACCAGCGCCGCCGTTGTATATGCAAAGCTGATGATTTTACTCATAGCCAAGTGATCGCAAACTCGCCGCATGGACAGAGCGGATCCGGGCGCTTCGCGGTGCAGGCTGTCAGATCGTCTTTGACGTGTCGCATCTCGTTTCCCTCATGGACCTTGATCCTCTTCGCTTCGATATCGAGATCGACAAGCGCCCAAAACTGCTCGAGCGCGTCGAGCCTCCAGACTCCCGCGCGCTCATCCCACGCGAAGACGAGAGGATCGCTGACAACGAGCGCCCAGCGCGGCCGCCTTGCTGGATGTTGCTTGAGCCTTAGCTCGAGCGGTCCGGCGGCTGGCGGCCGGCGTTCTGTGACCCGGTATTTTGCGCCGGCGATCACAATCGGATCGCCAACGGCCGGCTGACCCGTTCCCGCGCGCGTCATCGCTTCGCCCCTTCCGGCGCGCTCAGCTGCTCGAGCCATCGGAGCAGCCACGCGAGCAGGCGGTCAAACGTGCCGCCGCGGAGATCGTTCCAATCCTCGAGCGTGTCAACGAAGCTCTGAAGCGCTTCCTCCGCCTGCTTAGCATCCGGCCGGATCAGGATCTCGAGCGCGTCGCAAGGCCAGTCCAACACCGGCCGCGGAATGATTCGGTACTCGATCTTGCGGAACGCATGCCGGGAGATCTCGAGCGGGCGGCGCTGCCAACGGAACCCGGAGCGCTCCCCTGGCTTCTGATCCGTCGCGAGCGGATGCGGGAGCAGATCCGCAGCGCGCTTCCCTTCGAGATGATCCTCGATGAAATCGGCCGCGTTCTGCCAATCGCGAAATAGGCCCTCATTCCAACCTTCAGAGCCGCGGCTTGCTGAGATCTCATAGATGATCGTTGCCGGCGGCGGAGCGCTGTCAGCTGTCATTTTTCGAGCTCCAATCCTAACGTTGTCCAGCCCTCGCGCGGCCGTCGAGCGAAGAGCTCGAGGAACGGTCCCGGCGAGAGCTCCCGGACGATCTCGTATGCGCGATCAGGTTTGACGGAATGGCCTGCCCATGGCGCATCGAAGACGGAGCGGACGCTCGCGCTCTTGCGCCGCGGTTTCCCGCGGACCGCGATGAGCGCCGTCTCATGAGCCGCCCGCGTCTGATGGCCCATGCCAAACCAGAGCTTGCCCGTCTTCGTGAGCTTCCGCCATACCAGCTCCGCCTTGAGCTCGAATCCCCAAAGGTCTAGAAGATCGAGCGCCTCGCGTTGCATCGAAGAGACGCGCCAGAGCACGATCCGAGAGTCCGGGAGCATCAGCGCTGGCACGTCATAGGCGGCGGCGATCTCTTCGACGTCGAGCAGCTCGTAATGCCGGACGGCTCCGCGTTTGGCGCCGGGAAGAGGATCGCCAAACTTCCAAGGCGGATCGATGAAGCCGGTCCGCGCGCGTTGTCTCATGCCGGCCGGGAGCTGCAACGGCATCAGATGACTCCCAAGCCGAACAACGCGAGCATGATCCCAACAGAGAGGCCAACAATCGCGGCGCTGACAAAGAGCACAACCGCCCAAGCCTTCCAACTTAGACCATAGCCCAGCGTGTCAGATGGCGGCGGCGGCGGCGGCGGGAGCGGACGTCTCATGCCGCCTGCAAATCCCGGCAGGCTCATGATGCCGCTCCTATGTCAGCCATGGAGAGCGTCACGAGCTCGAGCTCCTGCTCTCGGCCTTCGTCATCGAGCCGGTAGGCGTAGAAACGCGGCTCTTCGGGATTCTCGAGCGAGAGAATGAGGAAGCCAGCGGCGTCCGGGAAGTCCGCGGAGAATTCGAGATCTTGCTCCGATGGCGCCGTCGGCGTTCGCGGATGCGAGTGATAGATAAGGAAGACGTTCCAACCGCGCGCGTTGATTTCATCGGCAACGGATTTCGCTTCCGCCGGGTCCGCCTCGAAATTCCAACGCGGTTCCGCGGAGACGTTCTGCATCGGGAAGAGGCCGGCCGGGAGCCGGCGGCGACCGTCGCCGGAGACGTCATCGACGCCGGCGATAATGCCCCATGCTTCATCAGGCGCCGCCTCCGCCGCCTGCTCGCAGATGGCGGCGTAATACTGCATAGAGAGCTTTAGGCGGCGCATCAGATCTGCAGCCCCAGCTTGGCCTGGACGGCTTCAGGTTCGCCGCGGTTGGGCGCCGGCGCGCCGGGCGCGTTCGCGTTCGCGGTCGCCGCGCATGTGATGTGATGATTCGGATGAGGGTCCGCGAAATCAAAGTACGCGCGGTTGCCGCGGACGGTCGTGCCGAGGCGCACGAGCGCGTAACAGCGATCGCAAGGCCGCGCGTCTCTGAGCGGTTCGCCGGGCTTTGGGAGCTGCGATAGCTTGTATGTTGGCTCGCTGCTCATCGCGGCGGCTCCGGATGATCATGGCGATCTGTGTATGCGGCGGAGCGCAGATGCTCGAGCGGCTGCATCGGGAAGGCTTGAGCTCCCAGCTCGCCGGGCAGCGGCGCGCCGGCTTTCGGTCCGCTTGCCTGCTTCCCGAAGTAGGCAACGCCGGCCTGCTCGCAACTCGATTGGATCATGTGAGCCCAGCGGAGATCCATCTCTCGCGCGCGCGGTCCGCTCTCGCCGCCAACAACGGCCCAATCGAGCGCCGGCTCGAGCTGCAGCGCCGGCGGATGCTCCGGGAGCCAACGGCCGATCCGAACCTCATCGAGCAGCGGCTCAAATGAAGCCCAATGGACCGCGGCCGGGACCTTCAGCAAGAGCGGGATCCGCTTATCCGCGGTTGCCTGATCCTCAACGCTGACGCCTAGCCAAACGTTCGCGAGCGGCCAACGCTCGAGCCATAGATCCCACCATGGCGAGCTGACGTCTTCGCCGCGGCCGGCGGCGAGCTCTTCAGCTGCTCGAGCAATGCGAGCCTGCGGCGTCTGATTGGCCGGCCGGTCCATGTGCTCTGTCAGATACTCGAGCATCCGCTCCGGGCGCTTCGTCAGCACTAGGAATTGATGGCGGTCCGCGAGCGCCATCGCTGCGAAGACTTGATCGATATATGCCTCCGGGATCCGCTCATGGAAGAGATCGCTCATCGAGTTTGCGAAGACGCGCCGCGGCTTCGTGCGCGGCCCCCAGCTGACAGGCTGCTCGAGGCGGTCCGGGAGCAGCTGAACGGTTGAGAATGGCTGATCGTATTGCGCCGGCCATGGGAGCTCCGCGCTGGCGATGGCATCGCCCCGCGCGAGCTCGAATGTCAGATCGGGAATCTGCGAGCCGAACCAACCGCGCCGCCAATCGTTGTGTTTCGCCAGCGCGGCCTTGTTCTGCAAATGGCGGAAGTCATGGAGCGCGAAGGCGTAGCAGTTATCGCAGCCGCGGCTGACGCGGCTGCAGCCTGTTACCGGATTCCAGACGTGCGTTGCCCACTTGATCGCCGTCTTCGCCATCAGAGCAGCGCCTTCCCCGCGAGCTCGAGGCGCTCGTGGATCCAATCGAGCGAACCAACGGATCCGCATTTCTCCGCCCATCCGCGGAGCAGCTGCTCGATCATGGCGTGAGTCTCGCAGTTGCCGATCAGGATGACGGAGCTCTTCCATTGCTCGTATGCGTAGACGTCGCCGGTTGCTTGGACCCAGCTGACGCGATAAGGCGGACCGCGCCGATCATCGCCGGCATACCACCAAACGCCAAAGTCCGTCTCGCCGGAGCGCTGGCCGCCGCGCTCACGGTAGAAGGCGGAGAGCGAGCCCCACTCGAGCGCGCTCATGACAACAACCTCCCGAGCACTGGCGCGAGGTAGGCGAACAGAACCGCGGACAGTATCAAGCCGGCCGCGATCTCTTCGCCGTTGCTCATGTTCTCTCTCCGCGCGAATGTATCGGACGCTCCTGAAACCATCGGCCGATCCTCTTCACCCATGCCGGGATCGGCCACCCGTCGATCCTCGAAGATGGCGGAGCAACTGCGTTCCGCCGGAGCGCTTCGCTCGCCTGATCGTTAGCGCGGTTCTCGAGGCGCGCGCTCTGTTCGCGGACCTGATGATCGAGGAAGATCCGGCTCGAGCGCCTGTACGCCTCCGCCTTCGCGAGCGCCGCGATGCGCGTCATCGTGTCCGCGTCCGGGTCGATCATGCGCCGGAGCTCGTTATCGATCAGCTCTTGGACGTGTTGAGCCGGCCTCATCAGCTGGTGCCTTCGCCGCCGGCGGCGTCCCCGCTGGCGGCATTGCCGATCGTGAGCACTACCGGAGTCCGCTCTCGCTGGGCTTTCGAGAGCGGCCCGAACGCCTTGTCTGTGTGAGCGTTCAACGGCAGGCGAACAACGAGCTCGCGGTAAGGATGCTCGCCGCCGCCGCCCCGAAATGCTGTCACCCGGACGTCTGAGATCGTGATGGCTTTCATCGCTGGCCTCCTGTCCTATCCCCCCGAATGTTCAGCCGGCCGGCCGCGCTGCGCGGTCCAACGTTGCCCTGAGAAAAGCGCCGGCGTTGTGCAGCTCCGGGTTGACGCGCCATCCGGGAATGCAGCCGGCCTCATCGAGCAGCTCGCGCTGTTGCTCCGGCGAATAGAGCTCGAGGCCGGCGCGCTCCCATTGCGTCCCGGCGGCCTCTTCCTCCGTCGCCGGATAGCGGCGTTTCATCTGCGCGAGCGTGATCGGATGCGGCTCAAAATGCTCAACGATCCCGTCATGCAGCGCCTCGAGCACGTCCGCGGCTGAAAACTCGCGGATGAGATTCTCCGCGCCGGCCATGCCGAGATGCTCCCGGAGCCAACGAGCGAGCCGGCGCTCCGAAGGCGTTAGCCGGCGGAAGCGCGCGGCATCGGGCGCCGGCGTTGGCCGCGGATGATCGAGCCCTTCCTGACCGGCGGTCACCGCCGGCCGGATCGGGATCGGTCCGCGGGCCGCTCGAGCGGTTGCTTTCATACGCTCCCTCCATTCATCGCGCGCGCGGATCTGTGTACTACGATCCGGTTTCTCTGAAGAGCGGAGATCTCTCCAAATTTCGATCACCCTCTCTCTCACGATGCAGCCGCCCGATCTTTGATTGACCTTGGCTCTTGAGAATGGGGATCGGGTCCGGGACGGGATCGGGGAGAGCTAACATGATCCGAACTTCGCTCACCGTTCGCGCGAACATCTGGCGAACGTTTCTGCGCGCGGCCGGCGGCCATCCGGTCCTTTGCGTCCTCGCGCTTCCGTTTGACCGTCTCCGCGGACGGGTTGAATTCTAGGAAGTCATGAATCATCCAGCCGGCCGGCTCTTCGCAGAGATCCCAAAGGTCGGCGTCAACGAGCTCGCCGGCGGAGCGCTTGGATCCGCGGAGAGAGGCGAGCGCCGCCGTTGGAATGAAGCCATCCGTTAAGTTGCGAGCCGCCCAGCACAGCGCGGACGTATGCTGACGGAATGCCTTGTCAGAGAGCCCGATCACTTTCAGATGATCGGGAAAGCCATCATCGAGTTTGACCCAGCTCATGAGAATTTGCCCGCGGCGCGCTGCTCAGCTGTCGCCTCTTGATGGCAGCCATGACAGAGCGCTTCCAGATTTTCCTGATGATTCGCGCAGCTTGTTTTGCCGAGCGTCTCGCCGGCGCGCGGCTCGATGTGATTGACCTCGAGAGGCCCAACCTCTTTCGTCAGCTTGTAGCAACGCTGACAGCGGCCGTGAGCGATCTTGAGAGCAACCGCTTTGGCTCCGCCGGGTCCGCTCCATTGATGATCGCGCCGCCATTCCTTCGCGCAGCGCGAGCCCTTGCAGAACCAACGCGGCGGCGGTCCGAGATCCTTCCCGCAATTCCCGCAAGTCCCGGATCCCGCCGTCCAGTCATCTCCGGAGCAGTAGGTCAGGCCGGCGGCCGGCTCTTCGCTAAGAATGCCAACGGGATCGCCGGAGCCGGTTCCTTCGACCAGAACGCGCGCCGCGCCCGCCGTGATCGCGCCGTCGGCGTAGAGCTCGAGCGCGAGCGTTGCCGGGTCCCGTCGATCAGCTGGCAT